CTCCTGAGGAAGGCATCATCTTTTGGGCAGAAAAGATAGACGCACCGCCTGTCGTGTTGGCAGGCCGGCGTTACGTCCTGCCACCCGACGTGCGGCCTCCTCCACCTTCTGAGAGGGACTGATCATGGGCAGAACGATCTACAGGTACGATGCGGAAGACATCGACTTCAAGGATCCAGTCCATCGGGGCTTCAAGGATGACTGAGATCAACACCAACCAGCGGCTGGTCGACAAGGTCCGCAAGCTGCTCGCTCTTGGGACTTCACCCAACGAGAACGAAGCAGCCGCAGCTGTCGCCAAAGCGCAGGAGTTGATGTTCGCCTATAATCTCTCAGTTGAGGACCTTGTTGAGCGCAAAGCCAGCGAGATTGGCGAACGAGCGACCGACATCAACCTCCTAGCGACTTGGCAGGTTCGCCTTGCTAGTGCGGTTGCTGCGTCGAGCCTGTGCCGTATCTTTGTGGTTGACCAAGTCCGCGTCATCGGTGGTCACTACACTGCGAAGCGCGACCGCAAGACAGTCTTCGTAGGCCGCGACTACGACACCGAGCTGGCCGAGATCATCCTCTTGTGGCTGATCGGCGAACTCAACCGGCTATCCAACCAGTACGCAGCTGGCCTTGCTATGTACGGCGACCGTCACAACGGCCTTGCTTACATCACTCCGGCACAACGCAAGGTAGCACGCCGTTCGTGGCTCGAGGGCGCAGCAACAACAGTCAGTCGCCGACTGGTGGCCGAGTTTGATGTGCGGCAGGCAGCCAACGCAGCCAGCTTCGCGCTCGTCGTCCACCGGTCAGCGGACCTCGACGACTACATGGCCAAGAAGGCTTTCGGCAAGGCCAAGGCAACGAAGTCTGTACGTCGACAAGATTGGTCAGCCTTCATTCAAGGACAGGAAGATGGGCACAGCGTCGCTCTCCGTCCAGGAGAGCACGCAAGTAGGAGGGCAGTCACCAGTGGATCCAACTCCTGAGCAGGCTACAGCCATCGAACTGTTCTTGACCGGCGAGTCGCTCGCCATCGAGGCAGGCGCTGGCACCGGCAAGACCTCGACTCTTGTCATGTTGGCCAAGTCAGCGGGCAACAACCGCCAAGGGCAGTATGTTGCCTTCAATAGGGCACTCGTCGAAGAGGGCAGAGGTTACTCTCAAGCGCCTTGGAGCCTGATTAGCAATGCCTCCTAAAAAGCTTCTTTGGCCTAAGACAAGGCTCGAGTTCGACATTCTCGTGGCTGAGTCCAAGGCTCAGTTTTTGCCTGTTATGCAGAAGCTGCAACTCTACCAGTTGGTTGGCATTCAAGAAGCTTTGGGTCAATGCCTCGACGAGATCACGCCTCTTGCTGCTGCAGAGGACATCAAGAGAGGCTTCAGACCGCCAGGCACCAAGATTGGGAGGTGAAGATGCCTAGACTTTGGAAGAACCACTGCAACTGCGGCTGTGGCTGTGTTCGGCGCACGATCCACAATGTGTGTCGCTCCTGTGCTCCGATCGTTCGCCATCGGCCTACCGACTACGAGCTGACTGCCTGCACTGCATGCGGGCGGCCAGCTAAGGGCTGGGAGTTGGAGCCGGGGAGTGGGAGGTGTGACTCGTGTCGCACCTGATCAAGCGTGCCAACGCAAGGCACAACCCAACAGGTTGGCGGTGGGAGTTGGTGCAGTGGCTCATTGGAGACTCCTTTGAGGCTGTGCCACTCTTGCCGCATCGAGTGGTGACTCAGGACGAAGTGCTCATAGTAAGACTCGGCCTCCCAGGAGGCTACAGCACAGCGGAGGTGAAAGTGCCTGTGCCAGCCAAAGAGCTGATCCCGATGGAGCATCCATCGACTGATCCATTCCCCAACACATTCATGGCTATCGATCTTGCCGATGGCCACAGAGTCGTAGGTACCTTCGTTCGCTGGATGACCACGCCCGACGACGAGGATGCCATCGTGCTGGCCGAGGCAGGAACCCTCAGAGAAGTCACGCACCTGTACTGCGATGTTGTCGCAAGCTACTGGGCCCCACTTGGCTACAGAGTAGGAGGTTGATGTGCGGTTTGAGTTCATAGTCTCGGTTGAGGTCGAGCGGATCGAGGGCAAGTTTGCCTCCCGCGATGAACTCGCCGAGCAAATCCAAGAAGCACTGGATAATGCAGACCCCGGCGAGCTGGAAGGCGAAGCAGGGGGCAGTTACCAAACTGTGACCTGGGGAGTGCAAGAGGAAGCGCAACAGAAAGCCAAGAAACTGGTGCCGCATGGGTGATGCTTGCGTTGTCTGCAGAGGTAAGGGCACAATCCGTGTGCGTGGTCGTCCAGGCTGGGAGCGAGTGCCCTGCCCACGCTGCAAGGGAACCGGCCGTGGCGGATGGGGCTAGAAAGACCTTGACCACTTAGCCTCTTGCCTATCTCATATAGGTGCGAGTACCCTTCGGTGCTGTCGCGCCGTCCGCGGTCTTGTCTGCGCCCCTGCCTCGGGCCACACTCTCCTCTTCTCTTCGGTCTTGGCCTCATCAGGCCGTAGCATGCGAGGGAGTCTGACCCGAGATAGGGGCGCAGACAGTGATTGGGGGCAATCGAGCAGAGCCTCTGAAAGGAGCGCCATGAGCATCAGCCTGATTGCAGGCATCGTAGCCTTGATTCTTGGCATCGTGTCTGTCGTAGAGTCCAAGGGGCGTAGCTGGGCAGGTTGGGGCGTGATCGTCCTTGCTGCACTCGTCCTCTATGGTGCCCTGAAGTAAGGAGGCCTAGCCTCTTGGAGGGAGCAAGCACCCGACATGGCAGATCCTGTCATTGCTCCGACATCTGCGCCACCGCGTGCAGCTTGGGATCAGCAGCCAGGAGAGAATGACCTATGGTTCGCACGCTTCTTGCGATTTGTTGCATTGGGGCCTGGTAGGTCAGTCAGCCTCGTAGCAACAGGCCGACGCAACGCGTATCCCGTTCCTGCGCACTGGCCCATCCAGGCCAAGCAGCGACTCTGGCGCGAGCGCGCGCGAGCCTTTGATGAGGCAGCTCGCGCGGACTCCGGCCTGGTCTTGTGCCTCAATGCACTACTGCTTACCCTCGCTACCGACTCGACTCTGGCCAATGGTGAGGCTGTGGCCTTAGAGAAGGCAGCAAAAGAGGGCTACCAAGTCCCACCCACTGAGGACGAAGAGTACAACGGCTCTCGTCACTCAATCTCGCCCTGAGCCATGGGAAGGCCGCTGAGCGGCCTCCCAAAGCGTTGCGCGAAGTGCAAAGTCGTTCTTCCTGACAAGTATCAGACTTGGCAGACAGCAGTCCCTTACTGTAAAGCTTGCGGCACTGTTTATGCCAGAGAGCTACGGCGCAGAGATCCTGAGAAGGCTCGAACGCGCGAACGGAAGTACGAACTTCGTCGCCGCTACGGCATTGAGGCCGCTGACTATGACCGGCTACTCAAGAAACAGAGAGGCCGATGTGCAATCTGCAGGTCGCCAGAGCCTGGCTCTGCAGGTTCTAAGCCGTGGAAGTACTTTGCAGTTGATCACTGCCACCTGACAAGCAAAGTTAGAGGTCTCCTGTGCGCCAACTGCAACAGAGTTCTTGGTATAGCAAAGGATAGTTCTCGGCTACTTCGCAAAGCTGCAGAATATCTGGAGAAGGTTGTATGACCCTAACAGATACAACGCTAGCTGATCTAAGGCGAAGTGGTCTCACAGGAGAAACCATCGAGTCTGCCGGGATCAAAGACGACTCTGATGATCAAGTAGCCGTGCTCCTACGCGACAGATACCGCGTGCTAGGCTACTTGCTGCCTTACCACGGGCTTGACCGGAGACCACTGAAGTTCTACCGTGTCAAGGTCCTAGCCAGCCTCAATGGATCCAAGCCGCCTAAGTACCTGCAGCCCAAGGCAGCTGGCAATCACCTCTACGTGCCCCCCGGCCTCCACGACCTAGCACCGGGTTGGGCAGCTGATCCGTCCATCACCCTCTTCGTTACCGAGGGTGAGAAGAAAGCACTTGCTGCTGTACAAGCAGGCTTGCCGACCATCGCTGTCGGCGGCGTCTTCTCTTGGCGGACTCACATCCACTCGCTTGAGAGAGGAGTCGTACGTGTTGAGGACAAGCCGTCGGCTCGCGTCGTTCATCTCGACGACCGCGGTGAGAAGGCATACAGGACAGAGGTGGCTTCAGAGCTCGATGACATCGAATGGCGAGGAAGGGAAGTCGTCCTCATCTTCGACTCTGACGCCACTCGAAACCCTGAAGTGCAGCGGGCAGCGTTTGAGCTGGCAAACTGGCTGGCTGACCGAGGGGCGCAAACCCTCCAGATCTCTCTGGCTGACCGCATATCGAGTGACGTTCTTCTGGCAGCCGGAAGAGGACCCGAAGAGAAAGTCGGACTCGATGATGCACTTACACTTGATCCAGCACTCGGTGACTGTCTGCACGATCCCAAGTGGAGAAGTGGTGAAGGCTTTCGTCCACTTCCATCGGACCCTTTGTCATGGGTCACTGACCAGCTAAACACAGGTCGTACGACACGAGCGACTCAGGAGAGGGTAGCTGGCTTTGCAATTGCTTGGCTGGATGCCAACGGCACTCGCTTCATGGGCGCTGATGGCACCTACTACTACTTCGACAATGAGACGCGTGTCTTGCACGACTTCCATCCTGGCACCAATCTCTCGACTTTGCGAGAGACTAGCTTTGGCCATCTGCTTGTAGAACAGCTGGGCCTCGATCCTGTCGACTCGGCGACGATGGGCAGAATGGTCGGCCGCTATCCTCTCGGCGCTCCGATCATCAATCCACATCGCGTGTTGGCGCAGACTCCAGAGCGGCCCGACACGATCTACTATCAGCTCTCCGACGCCGATGTAATCCGCATCGGCGCAGATGGCCTCGAGCTGATTAGCAATGGCGATGATGATGTCTTGTTTCACAAGGGATCAGTAGAGCCGCTCAATCTCGATGTGTTGGCAGATGCATGCGACGTATGGCAGCGCCCACGCGAGCCGCTTTGGCACGAAGCCCTGTCGACACTCAACATCGAACCGATGGGCGCACTCCTTGACGAGGAAACGCTAAAGCTGCTCACCTGTCTGTTTTACATGAGCCCGTGGCTGAACCGTTGGCGCGGACTCATGTTGCCGCTCGAGATTGCAGTGGCCGAGCCAAACAGTGGGAAGTCATTCACATACAACTTGCGCAAGGGCATCCTGACTGGCCAAGCAAGTCTAGCCGGTCTGCCCGATGACTTCCGTTCGTGGGTGGCCTCGATCGGAGCAGCGCCATCTATGTGGATCTGCGACAATCTCTCCAATGTCCGGTCTGACTACTGGCATCGGCTGAACGACGAGCTGGCTCGACTGATCACTGACCCTGCCCCCTCCATTGAGCTTCGCCAGCTTTACACTACAGCCACTACTTTCCGCGTGCCGGTGAATGCGACCTTTGCTATCACGACCATCCGCAATCCGTTCACCGCACCTGATGTGCTTCAGCGAAGTCTGATCTACAACCTGTCAGCCATCCCAGTAGGTGAACGCGATCCCGACTGGTATACTGATCGGCTGGCGCACCGGATCGAATGGGTAGCTGAGCACTTGAATGTTCTTCACCTCTTCTTGAAGCGTGCACAGAGAGTCTGGCGGCCTAACTTCAAGTCAGGCTTTCGCCTCGCCCACTTCGAGCAAGCATTGATGATCATGGGGAACGTCCTCGGCTGGGACATGACGAACATCGTCAACAGCCTTGCTGGTGTCGTTGCAGCAACTGTTGCTCAGTATGACCCAGTGATCGAGGCCATTGCAACCTTCGTGGACGAGTGGGATCGGCCGCGCCGCAGGATCAGATTGCGCGAGCTGAATGATTGGGTAGAGATGGATCCAGGTGAGCGCTTTAGTGCGCTGCGCCAGTTTGCCAACGAGATCACGCTAGGCAAGTACATCCAGGCCCACAAGTACGACATCGAGCAGTCAGTCGGCGTTGCAATCAGTAAGGAGTCTAACTCTACAATCATAGTCTTGCCGGGAGGTGCAAAGTGACACATATTCTCCTCGTGATTGCTCTTGCTGCAACCCTCCTAGGCTTCTCGCCGCCTAGGACTGGATCTATCGTGGTGTCGCCCAATCCTGCGCATGTAGGGCAGACTGTTACTATCACTGTGTCGGGTATCATGCCGGGTAAGGGCATTCGAGTCGATACCGGAGATGGCCAGCTTGCGTTCAGAGATGGCAACAAAGATGGTGTGGCAACCTTTGACATCTGGTACTACAGGACACCTGGCACATACAACCTAACTGTCGTGTATGAGTCTAACAAGAAGTTCATTGCATCGTGCACCGAGGTCGTCCTTCCGTGAAGAGTCGTAGTGCACTTAGTAGTGCGCCTGTGCCGATGGATGTCTTCTTCTTCTGGTGTCAGTGTCTTGCCACCGGGTTCATCGGCGGCGTCGTTCTCTTTGCGTTGGCCCGCTAGAAGAGGCCCGAGAGAGACCAACAACTAGCCTGTTTCCTTAGCATCTGAAGCGGAGTAAGATAGCAAAGCTGGGCCGAGGATCCTTCGGCCGCATTCCGCCAACAGGAGGGCATTATCTATGGCCGGAGCCACCGAACGCATCGCCGCGAAACTTGCTGCCCGAAAGGCAGCGGTAGCTGCACCCGTACCCTCAGAAGACTCCGAGGTCGAGGCTGAGGAAGCCGAAGAAGAGTCTGTACGACCGACAACAATCGCTGAGCGTGCCAAAGCCGCACGCGCAGCACGCCAGGCTAAGACCAAGCCAGAGCCTGAGCCCGAAGAGGCTGTCAGCGAAGAGGACGAGCTCGAGGACTCCGCAGAGGAGGCCGAGGAAGCAGAGGCCGAACCCGAGCCCAAGGCCAAGCGCCAGCCAAGTCCTGCACAGCTAGCGGCCCGACAGCGGTTTGCTGAGCAGTCCCGTGCACGTGCTGCCGCCAAGAAGGCAGCCAAGGGCCATCCGCGCCAGACCGAGGAAGAACTCAAGGCCAAGCAGCACGCCGCCCGCGTTGCAGAACAGGAGGCTCGCGCCGCTGCAGCCAAACCAAAGACCGCAGGCTCGGGCAAGCCAGAAGCCGTAGCCAAGCCGGCACCCAAGGCCAAGGCCGGCACGCCGACAGCCCCAAAGGGCACCAAGCCGTCCGGCCGTGCCAAGGCAGGGAAGCCTAAGCGTGTCGGCTCGAAGGAAGCAGTCCTTGCTCTCTGGACGAAGGGCCACACCCGCCGCCAGATCATGGATGAACTCGGTCTCTCATATCCCTCGGTGTTCTTCCACACCAAGGGGAAGCCGGGTGGATCAGTTGGCCCACGGGCAGGCCGCATCTATGTCGAGTGTCCACTCGACTGAGACAGTGTCGAGGTCGGAGGCCATGCGCCGCCAGTATCTCTCCGGCATGTCCATCGGCGACATTGCCCGGTCCCACGACATTCGTTACCAGCTGGCCTATACTGCCATCCGCCCGCTCTTTGCCTCCGAAGAGGAGGAGTGACCTTAGGTTGCATCCACCGGAGGAGACGCCCATGGAGGCCGAGCCGACTTCTGCCCGAGCCGTGCTCGGCCCTTGGGCGTCTTTCCTTCGTGCCGCAAGGCCAACTGTCGATTGGTCAAAAGTAGGGCCGGTCCTCTGCCTCGATCCAGGCGAGACTACTGGTTGGGCACTCTTCCACCATGGCAAGCTCGAGTCTTGCGGACAGGCAGCCACACCTAATCCGCCCGACCTCGTGGCGGCCATTCGTGAAGTTGCTGAGTTCTGGCAGACTCTTGCCAACCACCATCCTGACTACGCCAAGGTCCTCAATCGCATTGTGTACGAGGAGTATCGGGTCCGGGGCAATAAGTTCAAGGAGCACGTTGGCTCCGAAGTCGTCACGATCCAGCACATCGGGGCGATCAAGGTCATAGCAGATGAGCTCGGCATCGGGCTAACCAAGCAGTCGGCCGGTATGGTCAAGGGCTTCGCTACCGACGTCAAGCTTCGTCGCTGGGGCCTCTACCAAACAAACAAACGTCACGCCAATGACGCAATCCGCCATGGGGTCTACTGGCTTCTCTTCGTAGCGGCACGAGCACAAGGAGGGTGAACGTGGGAACACTTGCAACTCTAAACAGCCTCGGTGACACCAAGATCAGTTGGGACCCTGCGAACGCAGACGAGGTTGAGGCTGCTCGGAACACCTTCAATGACCTGCGAGCAAAGGGCTTCTTGGCCTTCAAGGTCGTGGGGAAGGCCAAGGGCGAGCAGATCACTGCCTTTGACCCAGAGGCTAAGCGTATCATCATGGCGCCCCCGATGATGGGCGGGTAGCCAATGCCGGATTACTTCACCTATGGGTTCGATTCTGCGGTCACTGTTCAGAACAGTGGGACTCTGTACGTCACCTACACAGTTCAGACCAACGCCACCACCGCGGTAGCCGATGACTGCTACTACGCTTGGCCGACTACCACGACGAACATCTACGCAACAGGAACCTACTATGATGGGTGGGGCCAGACTTACTGGCCGACATACGAGCCATACGAGCCACCGGTTCTGACTCCGGCCGAGCAACGTCGGGCCGAGGTCGAGCGCCGTTGCTGGGAGCGAGCTGCAGCTGTCGCAAGGCGGAAACGGGGCCGTGCACATCTCACCGCACAGCAGAAGGCCGAGCGCATCCTCCTCCAGCATCTGACTCCTGAGCAGCGCGACGAGTACCAGAGACTCCAGCGGTTCAGCGTGATCGGCCCGGATGGGCACATCTACCGCATCAACCGCGGTCGGTCAGGCAATGTGCAGCTCATCGAAGAGACCGAGGAAGGCGTCATTGGAGTTGAACAGTTCTGCATCCATCCAATCGAGTATGTGCCCGACGAGGACAACATGCTTGCACAGAAGTTGCTCATCGAGAGCGATCTGGCGTCCTTCCGCCGGATTGCGAACATCAGTCACCTTGGGAGAATGAGGCTTGTATCATGACAGCTGAAGAACTCGAACGCCGGTTCAAGTACCATCCACCCAACGACGAAACGCGCGCGATCCACAACGAGGTGCGCGATCTGGTCATGAACTTCGCAGCAGAGCTGGACGAGCTGCTGCCAGGCGAAAGTCGAGAGAAGTCGTTGTTCTTCACCTCACTCGAGGAAAGCCAGTTCTGGGCTCACGCCCACATCGCCCGCAACCTCTAACCAACTTAGTGTAAGAGCCACCTGGAGGACAATCTCATGCGATCAGTGTCAGGAGTTGAGCAAGTCGCAGCCAATCTATACAAGAAGTACGGCACGAAGGCCGATGTGGCCCGCGAGATGCTCGACATGGGGTACTCTGTCAGCCAAATCAGCAAGGCCGTTCCGATGGCCTACAGTCAGGTCCACTCATATCTCGCCAAGAAGGGGCAGACGCAGCAACCTTCTGGTGTGTTGCGGCCGCTATCTGCCAAAGTAGCTCCGACTGAAGACAACAACGCACGGCGCAAGGCACTCGCCCGCTCGATCGTCGCAAAGACACCAAAGCTGCCAGTGCGATCACCGCTTGTGGGCAAACTTCGCACCGGCAACCTCACCGGCGACCGAGACATTGGGCCGTGCGCTAACTGCGGCCACGACCTCGTTGTCCGCAAGGCGCCGACTGGCCTGATGATCGTCCACGTCAACATCACGTCGGACGAATACATCAACACAGTTCAGTTCTGCCAAGCAGTCCCGAACAAGGTGTTTGGGCTGTGAGACAAGAAGATCTGGCTGTCTTTAGAGAGTTTGTCAACTCGCTCGATGAGCCAGTCAATGTGTCCTCTATTCGAGCTTCATTTGTTGCGGCATTCGGCGAGGAACAAGCCGAACGCTTGCAGATAGCTGGCGATGGTCACCGTGGGGGAATGCTCGATGGCGGCAAGCATGGCCCCAACCCTTTCCAAGATGCAATCGTCATTGCCATTGGCTGGGAATGCTTCACCAGGCCGGAGTTTCGCAAGTGCCACGGCATTACAGCACCGGTCGATGAACTCAAGACCTGGATACGTGAGCATGGCGAACTCAACTCTTATCAAGGGCCGATCGACTATCTCGCTCTGCTCGCAGGTTGGTACGATGAGTACTGCTGATCTCGCCAAACAGCTTGCAGAGATCGTCGAGAGGCCGGACACCAAAGCAGATCGAGCTCGTGCCTTGTTCGGTCTTGGGTGTGAGCGGACAGATGTGGTCGAGCTGCTTTCGATGAACTACAGTCAGGCCCACTCAATCTGGAAGAAGATGCAGAATGGAAATGTTGTCAGCAGAGGAACGACTAGTCCAGTACCTAACCATGGTTATTCTGGACGCCCCAAGTCCTCTTCTGTCTTGGAATCAAGCGGAGTGGGCAGCAAGGAGGGTAGTGCGGTACCTCATTCTAGGCAGCTCCACTTTAGTCCAACCCAAACCCGCTTCATCACCCAAGATGGGCACGTCGTCGTCAGGGTCGACAAAGATCGAGGTCCATTCTGCCGAAACTGTGGCAAATCCTTAGACTTCTCATTGAAGTGGCTTGGCTTCGTCCATCAAGGCTCGTCGTCAGAGCCCACAGGGATTGAGGATCGCTATGAGTAACACCGTCCGACTGCTCTTTGGTGCCATCGTTGGTGGCATTCTAGGACTGTGCGTTGCTTACACAATCGTTGCTATCGTCGTACTGTTTGCAAAGGGCTTTGCAGCATGAAGGATTGCGTTTGCTCCGACCCCGAGCACAGAGGCGTTCCTTGCCACCGCAAGCGGCGCAAGGGGCGCGATCGTTGTTCGACTTGTATTGAGTACCATGGAGGGCCATTGCAATGTGGGCAGTAATCCGAGAGCCAATGCCCGGTCGTGACAACCAGCCAACAGTCTTCCACGAGACGCGCGAGCTAGCTGTCACCGAGGCAGAGCGCCTCTGTAAGAAGACAGGTGGCCGGTTCTACCTCTTCAAGCTAGAAGCAACCTGCGAGCCTGGGGCGGCCGAGTGGACGCCAGCACCGGAGACATCAGAGTGACTATCTCCGAGGTCTTCTTCTGGCTAGCTGAGAACGTCGACATCTGGTGGCGGTTCGGCGTTGGTGCGCTTGGAGCATTCGCCTGTGCCTGCTTGTGGTACTTTGCAGCGGCCTGGGAGGGCTTCAAGTGACAGAGCCAAACCTAGCTTACGTAGCTGGTTGCATTCACGGCATCCCCTTCAATCGGCCATGCGCACTGTGCGGCCGCGACTGCGAGTCTGCTGCACCAGCCAAGTTTGTGGACGTTAGCAAGCCTGCGTGGACTCCCGAGCGCGTGGAGCGACTTCTGGTTCTCCTCGAGAAGATTGAAGTTGATCTTAGTTGGTTAGCAAAGGAGGTAGCCCAAGTATGAGGCACCCGATGACTGAGATCGTTCTGTCTCTTCCGTATGACTTCAACGACCCGCCGAATGATGCTGGCTTCTACGAGGTTGTTCTGAACAGGATCATTGACCGGAATGTCCATCGGGGCGACACCGTACTCCTCAGTGATAACCAAGGCGCCGGCCCTGCCGTCCTTGGTCGAGTGCGTTGTCTCATCGCTGTCGTCGAGCCTAGCCCGGAGGTACCCGATGACTGACCGCGGGCTGGTCGCGCTGGGGCTGATCCTTCACGACAACATCTGCGAGCGGGAATTCATCGAGCCGCACCATGCGCCGGGCCATCACGGCTACCGCTGCGACCCTGAGCCAATCCTCGGCGACAAGGCGCTGTTCCTGCCGGATGGGCTGCCGGATCGCGAACCGGCGGTGGACTTCATGTTCCGCCAACTCGCCGAAGCCGAGGCCGAGATCGCCCGGCTGCGGGCGGCGCTGGTGAACTTCCCTACCGATAGTGGGCGCGAGATAGCTCAAGCATACCTCCGCACCGCTCTCGCCGGGGAGGAAGAATGCGAATGGTGCCGAGGCATGGATGTAGTCTACGCCTGTGGACACTGCGGCAGATCTGATGTCCCTGACCATCCGCCCGTATCAGGCTGACGGCCTCGAGTTCTTGGTCTCTCACCGGCGGGCGGCCTTGTTTGATGAGCCCGGCCTTGGCAAGACTATGCAAGCCCTGCTCTCGATGCGAGACCTCGTGCCCAAAGGGCGCATCTTAGTCGTTGCAACTGGTGATGCAGTGGGCGTCTGGCAGGACGAGATAGCTCGTTGGCTCGATGAGCCTGTCTCCGTGTTCGCCGGCACTAAGGCAACGATGGATGCCTTGCACGCAGAAGGGTTTGTTATCACCAACTATAGCCGACTCGCCACTGCACTCGGACTGGGCCCACACTGGGATGGAGTCATCTTCGATGAAAGTCAGATGCTTCGCAACCGTAAGACGCGGACTCTCTTTCATGCAGTAAAGGCTGCCTTCGACAGAAGGGCCCATGGTCTCCAAGACGTACCTGCATTCTTCCTCTCAGGGACGCCAGTTGTCAAAGCCGCAGGCGATCTCTGGCCAATCCTCCACACGATCGACAAAGTGCGGTGGTCCTCCTACTGGAAGTTCGTCCAACGCTACTGCATTGTGTGGGAAGATCAGTTTGGCTGGCACGTCGAAGGGATAACAAACGCAAAGGGTCTGTGGGAGGAGCTGTCGTCAGTCTGTCTGCGGCGCACCGTGGCCGAAGTGCAGCCCTCGCTACCGGAGAAGGTTCGCCAGCGCGTTCCACTCAAGATGACTGCTCGACAGGCACGCGCGTACCGGCAGCTTGAGACAGACATGATTGCAGAAGTCGACTCGCTGCCGGCCGGGAGCCTCCTCCTCGCTCCTTCGGTTCTCGCCCTAGAAACGAGACTGCGCCAGCTCCTCGCCTGCCCGAGGCTCCTCGACATCGATGATGACGGCGCCGCCGTGTTCGCGTTGGCCGAGGTCGCAGCGACAAACCCGCGGCCCTTCGTTGTCTTTACCCCATTTCCATCGGCCATCCCATACCTCAAAGCTGCACTTTGCAAGGTAACCAATCGGCCAATGTTCACCGCACGTGGAGGAATGGGTGCGAAGCTGGCTGAGGCGATTGCAGTCTTCAAGGACGTGTCCGAGGCTTGGACGGCCGATCAGCTCAGCGACGAAGCGCCTATTCTCTTTGCATCCGTCCAGATGAGCAAGAGCTGGTCGGTAGCCGAAGCAACACACGAGGCCTACTTTCTCGAGTTTGACTGGAATGCAACGACTCAGATGCAGGCAGAGAGTCGCCTCCACCGGCCGGGCCAGTCCGACACAGTCTTTGCCCGGTACTTCGTCCACGAAGGAACGCACGACTTCGACGCCCTCGATGTGCTCTCTGGAAAGAAGCGACTGGCCGATGTAATCCTCGACAGAGCAAGAAAGGTAGTTCACCGGTGAGAGTCCTCGTCTGCGGCTCCCGGGATTGGGTAGACGCGGCTGCCATTCGTGCCCGCTTGTCAAAGCTTCCAAACGACACAGTCATCGTCCACGGGGCAGCACCCGGTGCGGACTCCCTCGCTGGGCGCGAAGCAGTCAAGCTAGGCTTTGTTGTCGAGGCATATCCGGCTGCATGGGGGCTGTATGGTCGAGCGGCCGGGCCAATCCGCAATCGCCAGATGCTCGATACGAGCCCTGATCTTGTCATCGCATTTCATTATGACATTGCGTCGTCTCATGGCACGCGAGACTGTGTCCTCGAGGCCAAACGCCGTGGGATTGCCGTGGAGATACTTCCATGACTAAGGCTAAACAGCAAGTCCTCTTGAGGGATGCGCTAGCTGCAACCAAACGTCTGGAAGAAGACAGTGTTGATCTAATCATTCTCGATCCGCCATACAACACGACTAGCCAGCGCTGGGACAAGACTGATCCTGTTACACCAGAGCTGGTCTGGGAGTTGAACAGAGTACTTGCGCCAACCGGTAGCCTGTACGTGTGGTGTGGGATTGGCGAGAAGTCGCAGTCGCTCATTCGTTGGTTTCCGCTCTTCGCAGAGGTCTTTACGTTCAAAGATCTCATTACATGGAAGAAGCGAAGAGGGATTGGAGGACGAAGAGGATGGCTCTACACTCGAGAAGAACTGATGTGGTTCGTAAAGGACAATCATCAGTTTATCTGGAACACCGAGGCTCAATACTCTGAGGAGCCTAATCAGTTCAAGGTGGGAATGTCAGGAACGAGGGTTCATCCCTTCAAGCGGCTCACCAATGTGTGGACTGATATCCCAGAAACCTTGACTGACAAAGGTATTGCGCACTATACGCCTAAACCGCTTCTGGCAATCCAAAGGCTCATACTTTTGCACACGCAACCTGGAGACCTCGTGTATGATCCCTTCGTTGGATCTGGAACAACACTAGTTGCATGCAGGCTGCTCGGGCGTTGTGGCCTAGGGGTCGACAACGATCCAGCGTCTGTCGCGGAAGCTGGGCGGCGGTTAGCTGCGGCAATCAAGTCGAAAGCAGTCCAAATCCTGCAGAGATAAAGACTGTTGCCTTTGCATCCGGTTGGGACTAAGGTACTCATTGCCAATGGGGCGACGGCACGAATAGACCGCCCCCAATCAGGAGGGCCAATCATGGCACGCACTCCCGCTCAGGCCAAGGCACTCGAGACGAAGGCACTTGCTGCTGCTTCCAAGTCCGAGGGCATGCGGATGCTCTTGGAGGCTGAGTACACTGTTGCTCAGATCCGCGACATCTTCGATGTGCCATATGGCTTCGTCTACGGCGTGGCCAAGCGTGGCAAGTTCATCGCACCGACTCCGCGCGCAGCCAAGCCCAAGGCCAAGGCTGAGAAGCCAGCCAAGGTCACCAAGCCAGCAGCCAAGGCTCCGGCCAAGGCCGCAGCCAAGACCGCAACCAAACCGCGCGTCACACGCCGAGTCGCCGCTGCCAAAGTCTAGGCACACGACTCGATGAGCCTGCAGTCTCGTTTGTGGGTGCCGAGACTGCAGGCTCTCGCTTTGACCACGAGTAATCTTGACGGAGCATGGCCCGAGGGCCTATGATGCGAGCCTCCGGTCGGGCCTTCGTATAGGACCTCCCCAAAGCCTGGCCGGAGAACAACTTGAGCCACCTGGAGATTCAGTGCAATGGCAACAACACTCCTTACCGCTGTCTTCTCTACATTCGACTTCGTTGGCTTCCATCAGTGGCTTTCTGCGCCCGACGAGGTTGACTATCTCCGGCATCGGCATCGGCATCTGTTCAAGGTACGCGTCGAGATTGCTGTTGAGCACACAGATCGTGCAATCGAGTTTCACATGCTCAAGCGTAACCTGCTAGAGCACGTCCTCTCAGGGCGCAAGGTGAACGTGTTCGATGAGCTGGAGCTGGACTCTGCTTCCTGCGAGGACGTTGCCTTGCAGATTCTCCAGGCAGTTGTTGAGTGGCATCCCGGCCGGCCCTACTACCGTGTGGAAGTGAGCGAGGATGGCGAGAATGGCGCCATCGTAGAGGCCAAAGCATGATCGACCAGCACTTAGGGGAGCAGCGCCTTGGAACGGGTCACGCTGCTCCCCGGAGCGCTTGTCGCTCCAGTCTCGATGGGCGCGTGTGGGTCCTCCAGGCCGGCTCCGCGCCCACGAGACCTTAGCCCAAGGACTCTATGTTGGACTGGTATCGCAGACTGATGACTTCAGACACTCCCACTCCGGCAATCATCGAAGTCCATACTTCCGACCGCGATCTCTTCAAGCGGTGCAGACGACGCTTCGCGTGGGCGTCTACTCTGCGCAACAATCTCATCAGGATTGGCCCTGAGCAGCCTGCCTTCTTTCTCGGCACTGGCTTCCACTTTGGACTTGAGGACTGGTGGGGCTATCGGCGCTTTCCCCATCCGGCCTTGGCTTTCGCAGCCTACTACGACGCACACCGTGCAGACGACTTGCCTGACGAGGCCGATGATCTCCTGATCCTTGCCACCGACATGCTGAGTTACTATGTCGAGGAGTGGTTAGAGGAACACCCTGAGCCCTATGAGACTCTTTGGGTGGACGGCAAGCCGCAGGTAGAGATTGAGGTTGCGATCAGTCTCAATGACATTCTGCTCGAGGCAGCGAAGGGCCACCAGAAGGTGTGGTTGATCCCTCTGATCGATAAGTACTCAATCGAGTACGTCACAACCTTCGACCGCGTTGTCATTGATAAGCACGGACGGATCTTTGGTCTTGACTACAAGACCGCTACCTCGTTCGATGAGCTGAACTTGCAGACAAACCCGCAGGCCGGAGCCTATGACTGGGCAATGGATCTCTTCTACACGCCGGTTGGCTACAAGCCCGAGGGGATCATCTGGCAACAGTTCAAGAAGGCAGTCCCGAAGCCACCTGAGTACGTGAACATTGGGAAGAAGAACGAAGGCTTTAGCCTCGACGTACGTCAGTCGACTACATACCGGCTTTATCGGCGTGCGCTGATCGAGCACTATGGCACAGTCCCCGAGAAGTACTACAGCTTCTTGGCCATCTTGGGTGATGCACAGGACGAGAATGGCGACCGCTTCATCCGCCAGGATGTCCTGCGGCGCAATCAGACGCAAAGGGAGGTGGAACAAGCAAAGATTGTCCAAGAAGTCCTGGAGATGCTCGATCCGGGGCTTCCGCTGTATCCAAACCCAACGAAAGACTGCGGCTGGGACTGCGCCTTCAAGGCTCCGTGCCTTGCCAATGATGACGGATCGGACTTCGAGCACATTCTTCGCACTGAGTATGCCCAGTGGGCTGGGTACAAAGATGACTGGCGATCGAAGGTGAAGTACCCTGATGCCGCATCCGGTGAGCCCACCGATACCCTCACCTTTACCTAGGAGAACACTTCAATGGCAGCTACCAAGCCGTTCCTCACTGTCGAGTTTGAGACAGACCGGGAGACCAAGGGTACGATCCGCTACAAGGAGGATGAGCCTGCAGATGGCTCTCGCCCAGCGATCGGGACACTCTACATCACTAAGACAGCGCTTGCCAAGACGAACGGGGTGAAGCGCATCCGTGTGACTGTCGAGGCGATTGGCTAATGCCAGCTCCGCCTAGACCTGTAGTGCGGCTTCGATCCCGAGCTGCGCCAACAGCATCACCGCTGCCGCTTGACGATCAACCAGTCAAGCGTACGCCTGTCGTTCCGTTCACCATTGGGCCAGTGCGCCCGATAGGTGAGCGTACGCTCAACATCATGATCTACGGACCGTATGGCCATGGTAAGACCACGTGGGCGGCCACAGCAGAAGACGTCGAGTCAATGCGGGACGTGCTGTTTATCAACGCCGAGTCGGGCGACATGAGCCTGACAAACAGACGTGCGCTTGATGTCGTCAACATCAATCGCTACGACCAGCTTGCCCGCATCTTTGACTATCTGACTCTCCACTGCAAGTGGCGCGACGAAGGCAACATCGATAAGCTGCTCGAGTACGAGAGGCAGCTCAAGGCAACAGTGATCCCTGAGGCCGACCAGACGCCTCCGACAAAGGCTGGCAGAACTTGGTTCGAGGAGCAGCGCATTCGCCTCGGCAAGCCGATGGATGAGCCATTCCTCTATCGGACAGCGATCCTCGACTCGATCAGCGAGCTGCATAAATACCTCATCTACAAGTTCACCGGCGTTGACATCGGCAAGACGAAGCTCGATGACGAGATGGAGAAGATGGAGGATTGGCAGGTTGCGCAGGAGATGTTCCGACTTCTCGTGCGCTCCTTCCGCGATCTGCCCATGAACACCATCTTCGTGTCAGCCGAGGCAATCGAACCGGCAGAGCGCAACCGCAGGCGCAATCCGCTTGCAGGCCAGTCGCTGCCGAAGTTGGCAGGCCAGATGGCAGGCGATGTTGCTGGCTTCATCGACATCGTTGGCTACTTCCTGCGTGAGATTGGGAAGGATGGTGAGATCAAGCGGAGACTCTACCTCGGCGCAGGCTACGAGGGATGGATCAGCAAGCATCGCTTCGAGAACCTGCCAAACCTCGAGTACGTTGACAATCCTACGCTCGCTTCGCTCATCGACCTCGCACGAAAGGATGCAGACAATGGCACCAGTCAATCGGCCTACACAGGCCAGCCGATCCGCCGCACCGTCCCGGCGGCCGTCCACCCCGCCCGCCCAGCAGCGGCGAACAGCCGCCGTACGGCCAGCGGCCCGGCGGCCCGAGCCGGAACCCGAAGAGACCACACCGTTCGACGCCCAGGAAGGTGACGAGCAGGGAGAGGGCTTTCTCGAAGCCGAGGGCGAACTTCCGCAGATCATCGATCTGTCTGACATCGAGGCAGCGACCTACGAAGTCGTCCCTCGAGGCATCTACGAGGGCTACATTGACTCGGTCGAGTATGGCCTCTCTCAGTCGAAGGGGCTCCCTATGCTCACCTGGGTCTGCAAGTTTGATCACGAGGGCAAGGAGCGGACTCTCCGCTACTACACTACCCTCACAGGCGAGGGCGCAGGCCGCACGAAGGCCACGCTTGCACGCCTCGATCCTGAGCTCGACCTTGCCGCACTCGAGCCGGATGCCATGGACGAGCACTTCGGCGGACTCGAAGTCAAGATCCGTGTGACCATTCGTCCAGATCGGGACGACCGCAAGATCAAGCGGAACAACGTGGCAGACGTCTATCCGCTCGAAGAGGAGTTTGCTCAGTAGTCTCTCGTGGACTTTGCTGGTCGCACTATAAGGTTGGACCTGGACACGCACTAACCGTCGTGAGAGTGGCGCCAACCTACAGCCGTGCGGATAACGACTGCCACACTACGGTGGCTGTGGACGCCAGCACATTCTCTAAGAGGAGGACTGATGAACCTCGTTCGCCTTGGCCACTACTTCGTTCCCACCGACAACCATGGTCATGGCATGTGCCAGACAGCACTGGTTGTTGGTGTAGATGCGGATGCCAACAGAGTCAATCTTGCTGTCTGGTCGCATGATGGCAGCGCTGAGGTCCGGCGCAACGTCATTGTCCTCGAGGATCCACGTGACGTGCCAGACTCTGCGTCCTTTCACCTCTCGGGCTACTGCCCTTGGAAGCGGTGAACCATGAAGATCGGCAAGACCTTCACCTTCGATGCAGCACATCGACTTCAAGACCACGAAGGCAAGTGCCGCAACCTTCACGGCCATACCTACAGCGTCGTCGTGACTTTGGAAGGTGAGCTCGACGACCCAGGGAGCGGCAGATCAGGTGCCGGCATGGTCCTAGACTTCAGCCGGCTTGGCGAGTGGTGGAAGCCACTCAGTCACGTCCTCGACCACGCGGCGCTACTCCAAGAGACCGACCCCCTGGTGAACCTCCTCACCCTTCTGAGTCCGCCTGTCCGAATAACAACCTTTCGCTTCCCGCCCACTGCTGAGTGCCTTGCAGACTGGATCTACGACGATCTGGCCTCGTGGCTCGCGCCGATGGTTGTGCATGCCTTCTCGGTTCGTGTCTATGAGACACCGACTTCTTGGGCCGAGCGATGAGGCGCAGTTGTAAGTGCCTTCTGCCGACTTGCGGCCACTGCCGGAAGTATCACAGCGGACCGGGTGGCGCTTGCACTAAGTGCTCCTGTGAGGTGTTCATATGAAGTCGCTCTGGGATCTTACTACTCAGTTCTTCGCCCTTTGCTTTGCACTTGCCTTGGTAGTCGCAGTCCTCTTGACGACTGCAATCTTTGCAGGGATCTGGTGGGCAACCTTAGTGAGGGCTGCTGAGTGGTGGCTGACATGGTAACAACCTCAGTTCCCATTGCAGAGATCTTCGGGCCAACAATCCAAGGTGAAGGTGCGCTTGCAGGTGTTCCAACCTACTTCCTTCGTGTTGGCGGTTGTGACTTCTCGTGCGTCTGGTGTGACAGCGCTCACGCAGTCCTTGCAGAGGAAGTCCGTAAGCTGCCGCACTGGAGCGAGGAAGAGATCCTAGAGCAGCTCATCCACCTCTCGCATGGCAAGCCCGGCCCTGACTGGCTGACAATCAGTGGCGGCAATCCTGCACTCTATGATCTTTCTATGGTTGTGCAGAGCTGGCAACATCGAAAGTCGCCGAGCGGCTGGGCAAGCAAGGTTGCAGTCGAAACACAAGGCACGAAGTGGCAGCCGTGGTTCGGAGACGTCAATCTTCTCGTTGTGTCGCCTAAGCCACCTTCGAGCACCATGAATACCTCGGGTCTCGATGTCTTCATGCGCTGCGTGGCTGCTGCTGAGGAGAATTTCTGCTATCGACGTCTCCAAGACCCAGGTATTCCACCTGACGACTGGCGAATGGTCTTCAAGGTCGTAGTCTTCGATGAGATCGACTACAGGTTTGCACGAGACCTCCACATGAGATGGCCGCTCATCAAGTTCTACCTCTCCTGTGGGACTGCAATGGGCGGGCTGACTGGCGAGTGGTTGCCGAGCTGCAATAGACCCTCATTGAACAACGGCGGCTACGTCGACACCAAGGTTGACCTGCTTGCCCGCTACAGTTGGCTCGCCGAGCTTGCCATGAATGACTATGCGATGTCCGACGTTGCTGTCTTGCCGCAGCTCCATGCCCTGACTTGGGGCGCAAGAACAAGGGGTGTTTGACGTGGCGCAAGCAGGAGAAATAGGTGTTCGGATTAGGACGCACATAGGCCCACAGAGCATTGAGGATGACATCAAGTCGATCCTTGAGCAGCTAGGCCTCGATCCATCGAGTCAACACTTTGTCCGAACGCCTGAGCGTGTTGCAAGAGTCTTGCGAGCTTACGTCCAGCCGAATGATCTCGACTCTCTTCTAGCTGATGGCTTTGAGGATGACGACCCTGAGGAGGGCGAGACACATGAGAAGGTTCTCGTCGTTCAGACCAACATTCCCCTCATGGGACTATGTGCACATCACCTTCTCCCATTCTTTGGGGCAGCGGCGGTCGGCTATCTGCCGCGTGATCGCGTGGTCGGCCTATCAAAGCTCACCCGTCTTGTCTATGCGGCTGGTCATCTGGCCCCGACGACTCAAGAGCACATCACGAACCTCGTTGCGAGCGCCCTCTATGCCTCAAGGGCCATCAACCCGCGGGGAGTTGCGGTTCTGACAAGCGCGCTTCACGGATGCATGGCAGTCCGCGGAGTTGAGGCACCTGCTACGCGAACGATCGTGTCTGCTATCCGTGGCGACTTCAAAGACTATCCGGCACTAGAGGCGAAGTTCATGGACTTAGCTAAGGAGGGTCTTGGATGAGTGATCCCTTCTTCCGGCGATACCATCGTGCACTCGCAGATGCAGCTGACATTGTCACGTCCCGCGACGCAGAGGGCCGCAACGCTTCGATGGGAATAGAGGCTCAGTACGAGTCAACTGTCTTTGTCATCGACATCGTGCGGATGAAGTGCCAGCGGGCCAAGTCGTATCTCGCAGCGGGCAACCTGGAGAAGTTCAGAGAAGAGATGCTCGACTGCATGAACTACTCTGCGTTTGCTGCGGCCCTTGAAGACCGAGGTGAGGAGTGATGCCAGCGCCGCAGTTTGCACCAGTCGCGCCACTTCCAGCTCTGCGTACACTGGCCAAAGCCGGAGTCCTTGGTAACTATCAACTTCTGATTGCACCGATGGTGCTCGAACATGCGATGGAGTACTTCCACTTCTTCACCGGGGAGCATGACGATCAGTTCGTCATCCTCGACAACGGCGTGATTGAGCTTGGCCATTCACTTAGTGCCCCTGATCTTCATTATGCAGCTGATGTCGTAGGGGCTCATGTTGTGGTGATGCCTGATACTATCGACGACGCGGAAGCGACGATACAGCAGGTCGAAGATGGCCTGGAGACCTTCCGCAAGTACGATACAGCAACCGACACTCTAGGGGTCGTCCAAGGTACGACAATGGGAGAGTGCCTACGATGCGCAGAGAGTCTAGTGAAGGCGGGGGTGGACTGGCTGGCCGTACCGCGCGGCCTCACACCGCATCTTGGCAGCAGAGTGCCACTGGTGAGACAGGTAGCTCAGTTCGGGCTGCCCATCCACATCTTGGGCTTCAGCGAAGATATGAAGGACGACATCGAGACAATGATGTCACACCCGCTAATCAGGGGGATCGACGCAGCAACGCCAATCTGGATGAAGGGCCTTCTGCCAGACGAGCCACCGAGAGTAGCACGCTTCGGACGGCGCCCCTTCGACTTCTGGCAGCGCCCACCGGAGGCAATGGGGCCGGAGTTCACACGAAACGTCGAAACGGTACGCGCCTGGATCAGCCACGAGTGGCACGCCCAGATCGATGCCCAGGGTGTCCATACAGGCGTGGTCGAACGGTAGGATCTGACGGTCCACCAGATGCGCCACTCGTTGTCATAGGTGAGGCACCCGGTCGGGACGAGGTTGCAAGTGGAAGGCCATTCGTCGGTCGATCGGGCAAGCTCCTGAATGCTGCACTCGCTAGGGCCGGTATCGACCGTGCGGATGTCTACACGCTGAACGCGCTGCAGTGCCAGCCGACTGAACAACCTCCGTCTCGCACTGCCATTGACGCATGCCGCGTAAGACTGGCCGAGGAGGTCCTTGCACATCCGCGCAAGGTCATCCTCACGATGGGCAACTCAGCAATGCGAGGCTTCCTGGGCGAACACAGCTTCAAGATTACATCGAAGCGCGGTCATCCCATCGATCTAGAAGAACTTGGCATCATCCTGCCGACCTTCCACCCTGCCTCGATCCTCCGCAATCAAGGTGAGTATCCACGGTGGCTCGAGGATCTCAAGTATGCAGCTAAGTTGCTCGAGAATGGCCGCGACAGTCTCAAGTCACCAGGCAAGCCAACCGCATATATCATGCTCTTGGGGCCAGAAGAAGACGTCTACTACCCTAAGATAGGCGAGTTGAAAGCTTGGGACAACAACATCGTCGATGGCAGCCAACTTCGAGATTGGCCAATCCGCAGAGTAGTCACTGGCATACCAGCAGCAATCCGTGCTGTGGACTTGCTCCTGCAGCAGGAAGTTGTCGCAGCTGACATTGAGACAGCATATAGCTACTCGCCGCGGCTCGGCAAGATCCTTGCGTTGGCTGTTGCATGGAGTCCGTTCGAAGCTGTTGTGTTCAGCGAAGGCCTCCTCGACTCGCCTGCCTTCCGCCCGCATCTCGTTCGTTTGCTCACAAGCAAAGGTCCGCTTGCTGTGGGCCACAACTGGAAGTGGGACTCATCGTATCTGCGTCATCAATACCTCGATGGGAAGTGGCCTGCCGAAGGCATGATCGTCAATGCGCATGACACGCTTCTTGAGCACTACTGCCTCGATGAGACAAAAGGTACGCATGCCCTCGAGAGTCTTGCAGGCGACCTGCTAGGGGCGGAGGACTACAAGTATGTTGTTCGCAAGTATGGTGTGGGCGACCAAGGCTACGAGAACGTACCACGTGAGATCCTCTATCCATATGCAGCGCTGGACACCACGCACACCTTCGCTCTCCACGAGATGCTGTGCCCAAGGGTGCAGGCAAGCCTTGGACTGAAGAAGCTCTACAATGATCTCCTGCTCCCCGCGTCGATCTTCCTCCAGAAGGTTCAAGACTACGGCCTGTGGGCAGATCGAGACTTCGTCGAGCAGCTTGACAAGATGCATGGCGATCGAGTGGTGGCAGCACGAGAGGCGTTGATGCGAGAGGTCGCACCCATTTGGGACACCGAGGAATACATGGCGTCGAGATGGGCAACGAAGAAGATACCTGACGGCTACAATGGGCAAAACTGGAAGCACACGAGCTTTGTCCTCGAGAAGTTGATCGGCTGGGTGCCGATGAACACGAACGAGCGGACCCTTCGCGACCTCGACCAGACCGGCAAGGACCAATCTGCGACCTTCGGATACAAGGCAAAGAACTATGCCCGTGGCCATCCCAACCGGAAGGTGAAGCTCAACTACCCGTACATCCAGGCTCTCATCGACTTGAGACTCGCTCGCCATGCGCACCGCATGCTTGTAATGCAGATCAAAGAGAAGATCGAGCCGGATGGGCGCTTGCACACAACCTTCAACATGCACTCGACCGAGACTGGGCGATTGAGCTCCTCTGCACCCAACCTACAGAACCTTCCCGTGCCCGAGAAAGACGAGGAGCATCCGGCCCGAGACATCGTCGGGGCACCTCCGGGCCGTGTCATCATTGAGGCAGACTACAGCCAGCTTGAGTTGCGCATCCTCGCTCACTTTAGCGACGACGATCACCTCCTCGATGTCTACCGGGAAGGACGTGATCTGCATACCGAGCTCTCGATCGCCATTTGGGGTCCGGGGTTCACGAACTATCAGCGCGTTCGGGCCAAGGCTGTGAACTTCGGTATTGCCTACGGCCGTGGTGCTGGATCGATTGCAGCTGAGCATGACATTCCTGAAGAGGAAGCTGCAGAGATGCGGCGGACTTGGTTCAAGACGTTTCCCAAGGCAGCTGTTTGGCTAGAGAAG